TCACACCAATCTTCAAACAAGCTTTTTCTGTAGCCCAGTCCCACCATTCCTGGTGTGCTGGGAAGATTTTTTGATCGCGCAGCCACTCGAGTTCCGCATCCTTGGTCTCGATCGGGACATGGTAGGTTAGTGTTATCATAAGTTTATTATAACGTAAAATACAATAGGCATCAAGCGGCTTATGTCACCGCACCCACACATCGTTTCCGTATTTTAGTTTTAGTATTAGGAAGTGTTCGGATGTGGTGGTGATGTTAAAGACTCGCTTAGACTCGGATCGATTTTTATTGGAAGATATGATTATGAATGTATCCGATGCCATCTGGTTAATCGCTTGGCGATCGTCGTAGGGAACCATGAGATTGATTGATATCATTTTCTTACAAGCGCCATCATTTCTGGTATGCGGGTCTTGGTATTTTTACTCCCAAGGAGTATATAGATTTTTCTACCAATGTTTGTGGTGACAATCATCACTAAGCACCCTCCAGCAGGATTAGTGAATCCTGTCTTGGACAGTAACACCTCGAGCTTACCGGTCAATGGGTTAGTGTTTTTGATTTTTATGACGCCGCCTGGATGCAAAACTTCAGCAACCGGCATGCTAGATATATTAGCAATAGTCGGATTAGTTCCAGCGACCAATAACAACTTTAATAGGTCGGTTGCCGAACTGGTATTATTTTGACTTAGTCCGGTTGGATCCTCAAATGAGGTATGGTGCATACCCAGTTCCAAAGCCTTGAGATTCATTCGCAACATACAGTCTGGAAGATTTTCACACAGCACTTGCGCGGCCAGATTATCAGACTTGACCAGCGCCAACACGAGCAACTCGTGTCTGTACATTGAGATAACATTTCGAGGAATACTACTTTGGACAACACGCTTCGTTGGGATTAAAAGCATCTCAGATTGATCTTGCTCTGAAACCAGCAGTGCAACCATCAACTTGGTTATTGACGCAATCGGTCTCACATCATCACTTTTGGATTCTTCCAGAATCTGGCCGGCGCCGTCGGCAATCAGATAGCTCTTTGCAGTAAAGATTTCCTGTTTTTCTTTTGCAGGAGTAATGGCGCTGAATAATAAGAGACAGAGTGGCAATATGAGTCGCATAAACTACTTTAGCACACTTACAGTCTGATGTCAATGTATGGTTGTATAAACAGAGAGTCTTTAATATGAAACTCTTGGTTCGGATGCAGAGACGATGTGCATGCAGTATCCCACGATGCAAGTATATTCCTAGAAACTATGCAGAGCATAGTTAGTGCCTCCGGATCAAAGACATATTCGACTGTTCGCTCCCTGCAATAAAAAGGGCATGTTGGTGTAGGTTTCTGTATTAGCAACCAGAGTCTGCTATAATATGCTTGATCGAGGATTCTGAACTCCTCAACGGTGATTAGTATGTTACTTTTCAGTATAATACTAATCTCAGACATTATGTCATTACCCTGTGATAAGCCCTTCGCCGGGTGCAGACCATAATGGACCTAACGAAACTCGTCCGTATGTCTTTACAGGTGCTGTCAGCACCGACCCGTCGTCCAATCTAAAACTAACGTGACCAGCTCTATCAGTATCAAATAGATAGTTGTTCGTAACCATTATCATAAATGTGCCGGTAGTATTATCGAGTAATATCATACCACGTGTCTGAAACTGAACGCTGGCGGGATTCTTAGGATACCAATCAACTGAAGTGATCCTATCCAGATCAGAACCGATTACTTTGAAATAACTTGGCACACCGTTTGTTATGATGATAGTGACTAGTCCACTGCCAGCATATGGGTCAGACGGCAACAGTTGAATGGATGCAATAACGGTCATCCATTATTTATCTTTACAGAAAAGATTTTGAAATGAGTTATTAAGCTTCTTTCCACGAATCTTTTCCATAAATAAAACTTTAGCAAGAAGCAGTTCTGAATACTCAATATCGGTTAGTTCTATGGGCTTCCACCCGTATGTGAGAACGCAGAACAGATCAAACGAATCGTCAGCATCAATGATCCAACCTCTGCCCCAGAGATCAAGGGAGATTGATTTTGGTTCGATTGATACTGATTGGATCATATTATAACCAAGCTTCTCAACTTCACCAACTCTGCGATCCGGGATAATATACTTCATCGTCTGTATTTATTTTTCAGTTCTTCCGGGATATATGATATCCTCATTCTCTCTGCTAGAAAAGAATCCTGCAGTTTTATCATGGACAGAAACTGGGATTCAACTTTGGCAGTAATCCTCGTCCATTCTGTGTAAGAGTCGTCGTCCATTTCATATTCGTCGGCGGTGCCGATCACCTCCACGTCTGGAAGATAACGAAGACGGTCTCGTAGGATCTCCTGATCGGCACCCCGAGCTATGAATTCGACCAACACATATTCATTCATAATACAGTATACACGTTTTTATTGTTGGAGTCAACATGATACTGATAAATAACACAGTATATAACGGAACAGAAATGGCACAATATGTTTTTGCGTTGAGCAACGATAAGACTAAATCGGTAGTTGATTCTCTCCGGAATAATACATATATCAATGCCGTATTTGAATCCAATAACCTAGAGTTGACTGAAGATATATTACTGAACATGGCAGATCAATGTCCGGTTGACTATTTCTATGTAATAAAAACCGAACATAGTATCTATTTTCCGACATTTGATTTTTCGTTTAAACCTGCCGACTGGGATTATATGTATGTACACATGTGGAACAATGATACCACGGTTAGATTATATAGTAAACATCTTGTGAAACATAATCCGGCAGCATACACAGATGCAGCATTATCAGAAGGGAAAGTTCCTCTAAAACTCCACAACGATGTTATCTATAAATATTCAATATTTGATATAATATTTCTAAGCTATGACGAATCTACCGCTGATCGCAATTTTGAAATCCTACAATCGAGATTCCCTAAATCTAAGAGGGTGTCCGGCATCAAAGGGATTTTTGAAGCACATCTTGAGGCTGCTAGGTTAGCTAATGAAAATAACTCCGACATGTTTTTTGTTGTTGACGCCGACGCTATTATTCTTCCAGATTTTACTTTTGATATTGGTACTTCCTACAATGCATCTGCCGTGCATATATGGCATGCTAGAAACCCAATCAATGATCTGGAATATGGGTATGGTGGAATAAAACTATTCCCGACTAAGAAAGTCTTAGATTATACGGGATTACCGATTGATATAACCACAAGTATATCCAACGACATTATCGTGATACCTACAGTGGCTAATATCACTCGGTTCAATACCGATCCATTCTCAGCATGGCGTGCAGGATTCAGGGAGTGCGTGAAACTATCATCAAAACTGATTTCTAATCAGGATAATGTCGAGACCGAAGCTCGCTTAGAGGCCTGGTGCACAAACGGTATGGACAGGGAGTTCGGAGAGTTTACACTAATGGGTGCAAACGAAGGTCGGGATTTTGGCAGGGACAATGCTAATCGTCCCGACCAACTAAGGTTAATCAACGATTTTAAGTGGCTCGAATCTAGATTTGATAGTTAACAGTGATTGCCAAGTATTTGCTCGACAAGCTCGTTAACGTCGGCTTCTAATCTATCTGTAGATATAAACACGCGGACGTCGCGCATTTTCTTAAAAGAATCTTCCATAGCATCCCAGGATGCATTCTTATTAAGCGGAATAGGGTGACTAATCTCGTCACCGCTTAACTCAACTACATTACCGTCGTAATATTGGACTAATATTGATTCTATATATTTTGCCGGAATCTCTTTAGCATCAATCTCCTTGACAATGCGGTCAAACACTGAAGGTTTGGCTATCCTATTAATAGCCCGATCTAGATTAAAGCTGGTTGTTGTTTTTTTAGCCATTTGAATCTCCCCATTACAATGTATTTATAATAAAAACAGCCGGGAATACCGGCTGTTTTAACGGGAGGTTATGCTTGAGTTCTAAGTTCATCTCTGGCAATCTTCTTGGCTATTTTTTCATCAATAGCCGAAGTCGCCTTCTGTGCCTTGGCATCTGCTGCCTTTTTACGATCACGCTCTCTGCGCTTTTCCTTACGATCTTCTGCCGCCAGGGCCTTTAGATCTTCGGTAATGCAGGACGCCCACGGCCGGGACGAGTTTCGGGATCTAGCGCATAGGCCTCTTCTCTCTTTGCCGCTGCATCTTTTTCGAGCAGCTCTGCTTGAATGATAAGCCCCTTTGCGACTGCTGTGGGATCTGCCATTACCGCAGCGACTGTTTCTGCAACAGTTGGGGTACTTACACCCTTCTGCTTTGCATTGTACTCGGCTAGCTTATTATCAATCGTAGCGTTGATAAGTGCGAGCGGAACCGCATGTCCCGGTAATGGGAGCATTGTGACATTTGCCACTGGTTCCTTACGTAAAAATCCACGTTGATGCAATGCTGATAGACAGTTTGATCCGTCTGGGAATGATCTGCGATTTAAGATTTCATAAAAATCATTAGTCTCGGCAGACTCCTTGCTGTTGAGACATTGAATCAAATAATCATGATAACTATCTGGTAATCTTTCTGTTTCAACAATCAAGCAATGGTTGTCGTCTGTTGGAAGTTTTCTAAAAACTACAGCAACTCGCACACCGGTATTAACCAGAGTGCCAGAGTGCTTCTTTAAATTCTCAATAGCCATTTGGCTCTCCTTAAAAAGGAACCGAAGCCCCTTGATTACTCGGCCGCCGCAGTTGTCGGTGCTGCTTCTTCGGCTTCCTTGGTTTGCACACTTTCAATGTATGCTAGAAATCCCGATAGCTTGTTATAGGCGTCGCCGACTTGTGAAAGTTCGCCTGCCTGGAATGCACCACGACGTGATGCAAGATCAACAATGCGAGCCAACAGTTGAAGGTCGGCAATGGTCAGCTGAACTGGTTCCATTGTAGTGGTTGTCGCTGCTTCAGCTGCAGGTGCTACTGGGGCCTGAACTTCAGGTGCTGCTACTTTCTTTGCTTTTGCCATTTTTATCTCCGGTTAAGTTTAATGGTTAGTATTTTATATACTGCTTTTATTTATGACTAAAACGCAAAATCGTTACAGATATTGAGTATTTTTTTCAACGGTTTTATGTTATGGCACAGATAGGTATCTTATACACCTATCAAAACCCTAGCCAAAGGAAAAGGGCCCTAGGGCCCTTTTTTATCCATGCTCCCCTGGTTGGGCGCTAACTTTTATCAAGTCGGCCGGCCAGTCCAGGTAGTGTGCCCAATCGGCATCACGCACATGGATCGGTAAACGCTTTCGCTTATTCAAGATTTCATAGTAAGTTGGGCGCTTTGGCATCTTCTTAGGAACAATCTTGTGATTATTACCCTTGTCGCTGTTGCATGCCTTACATGCGACACAGACATTCAGCCAGTTTGTCTTTCCGCCCATCGATCTCGGAACAATGTGGTCAAGCGTCAGGTCAGCAAACTTCACCTTCCCTGCAGCTTCCTTACACCTCCATGTATTCTGTAGTTGGCAAGTAAACTCGTCGCGAAGCAGAACGTTGCCCCAGCTATACTTTAGGCCCTTGGTCCACTTTACTTGGGTGGTCATAATAACAATGGACGGCACTTTGATTTCTAGATGTTGAGACCTGATTGTCCAGTGCTCATATTCCTTGATGACTCTGACCTTGTCTAGAAATACCAGACGCATGGCATCCTGCCATCCAACCACCGATAGGGGTACGTAGGATAGCGGTGTTCCGTCGGCATTTAACATCAGTACATCGGACATGTTGGATTCTCAATGATTTATATTATTTTATATGAGTTGACGGCTGAAGTCAACTGACTATTTCTAGATATTTTTGGAACTCACTCGGGACGCCACGCAGCTTGAGGGCTAAGGCATCTTCTTGCCTCATAAAATCTACACGAAAAGTTTCGTTATAGTATACCATACCGGGTACCCAATCTTTTCTATAGTTTCGTTCAAGCTTATATTCAACTTCGTTATTACATGACTCGTCTACCCAAGCCTTAAAGAATATTTCAACCAGTTTATGGTTCTCACTCTCTGTGGGATTTTTAAGTCTGAATAGTAGGGATGTATACATTAGTCATGTATTTATCCCAATCAACTTAGGTAATCATCAGCTTTAGGTTAATGGCACTGATCGCGGCTAGCGCGTCGGCTCGGTAAGATGCTTTCTGCCTCATATCAAGCTCTGATGTACCTGCCCAGATTGCGGCGAAGACTGCATCAAACGTCTCATCAAGCTCATCCGACATGTTGATGTCGACACCAATCATCTCTTGCAACACTTGAGTTGCGTCGCCCTTCAGTCTGCCTTTGGCGATTGCCATCGCGACAGATTCAACAAATGCTGCATCGGATGGAATGAGGTATGTGGTCATTTGGCCTTTGGCGTCTCGGGTTTTGGCGTATTGGCGACCAACCAGGATTTGATGGTAGTGTTTGCACTATCAACATATGGTTTGAACTCATCCCAGTAGATAAATCCAATGAGTATGATTGTGATCAGAATAAGTTTGTTCATATATAATTTGCGTTAGGCCCGTGTGTTGCGAGCTGCACAACACACGGGGATTAGCCAGATTTTGGCTAATCGTGCGAGTTACTTGCGGTTCTGTGGGCTATGCGCGTCGGGCTCGTAATACGCAGTCATACCAAACGGGGAGACCAGGTTCCTCGCCGGATTGCCGTGAATCAGGAACAGCGTGTCGCAGTAGAGCTCGTCGCCCCAACTACCGCACGGGTATCCGTCAGTCATCATGATGAACCGCTCGGGCTGAATGTCATGTTCCTTCATGTATTCCCAGTTGCACATGAAGTCGGTGCCTCCACCACCCTTGATGTCGTACTCGTCGATGTCATTGAGATTGTCCGGCGTAAAGGATTGCTCGTTGTACACGCGAGTGTCAAAACACCAAACGCGAAGCTTGAAGTCTTGGAACTGTTCCATAATGCCCTTGACCTCACTGAGTAGGTCTCGCAGCATCTCGTCGCCCATAGAGCCCGAGCAGTCAATCGCAACAGCAGCTTCAACACGAACGTCTTCTTTTGTGCCCGGCAAATAGATGCCACTGGACTGTGCCTTGCGCGAGCAACGACTCCACGTGAAGTCATTCTTCATCATGGACTGGATGTTCATGTTCAGGATCTCGCGCCAATCCATTTGCGGTTCGGTGAGGTCCTTCAACATACGACGCACGCCTGCAGGAGTGTTGCCTGCACCAGCTGCCTTCGAAGCCTGCATGACCGCATTGCGAATCTCGTCGCCAAGAACACGACGCTCTTCTTCAGTCATCGGCTCACCCTTGCCGTCGCCAGGCTCGAGGTGGATGTCAAACTCGGGGTAGTTCTGATTCGGATCTTTCAGAAGCAGCTCGTACACTTCTTCTGCAAACATACCCTTGTACTTTGCATCAAAACAACCTTGCACACCGGACGTCTTCGGATCAGGCAACTTACCCACATTGTGTTCGTGGAGTTCGTAGTTGATCACGTAGTCGGCAGCAGCGTTCCACAGCTTGGGCTTGCGGCTACCGCGTCGGCTCATGTGGTCATAGACGCAGTGCTCAACTTCGTGGGCCACAAGGAAGACCG